TCAGCGTGGCAGCAGGACCTGTTTAAGTTCGCCATGCATAGGTCTTGTTCTGTCGCCCACGGGGACGCCAAGCAGCGCAAAAAAATAATCAACGCTGGTTCGCAGTTCGTCATCATCAACTTTGACGGCGTGGCTATTGTTAGGGACGATATTATCAAGGGTGGCTTTGACCTTATTGTGGTTGACGAAGCCAATGCCTACAAGAACCCCCAGACCAACCGCTGGAAGGTGCTACGAGAAGTAGCTGAAAAGACTAAGGGTATATGGATGCTAACGGGTACCCCCGCCGCGCAGTCCCCGCTGGATGCCTACGGTCTCGCTAAGCTGATTAACCCGAACAATACGCCCAAGTACTACGGCCAGTTCCGCGACCAAGTCATGATGCGGGTAAGCCAGTTCAAGTGGATACCGCGCCCCGGGGCACAAGATGTAGTGCACCAAGTTCTTCAACCCGCTATCCGGTTTGAAAAAGATCAGTGTCTGGATTTGCCAGAAGTAACGTACGTGGAGCGTGAAGCCCCGCTTACGGCGCAGCAGCTTAAGTACTATAAAAAACTCAAGAGCCAGATGCTGGTTGAAGCTGCGGGCGAGGAAATATCCGTAGTTAACGCGGCGGCTAAGCTTAACAAACTACTCCAGATATCTGGTGGTGCAGTGTACGCGGATACTGGTGAGGTCGTGGAGTTCGACACTACCAACCGGCTTAACGCCGTCCTCGAAGTCATCGAGGAAGCCAGCCACAAGGTATTGGTGTTCGTGCCCTTCACACATACTATAGAACGGCTCAAGACTGCGTTTGACAAGCACGGTATTACATCCGAAATTATTAACGGTGCCGTGTCCGTGAACAAGCGGGCTAACATTATCACCCGCTTTCAGGAACAACCCGAGCCCCGCGTGCTCATTATCCAACCACAGGCAGCCTCCCACGGATTGACGCTGACGGCAGCGAACACCATCATCTGGTATGCTCCGGTAACTTCCGTTGAAACTTACTTGCAGGCTAACGCCCGCATCAATAGGCCCGGGCAGAAAAATGCCATGACCATTGTGCATATCAAAGGCAGCGAGGTTGAAAGCCGCCTGTACAACATGCTACAAAACAATATCACTAACCACGCAAAAATAATTGATTTGTACCGCCAAGAACTTTCCGATGGCGCTTGACATTGTCAAATAGAGATATAGGTTGCCTTCCCGGTTAGAGGAGCAACCATGTCAGAAAACGTAGAGCAGATAGTTACAGCGTATCTTAGGCTGCGCGAAGCTATCGAAGAAAAAGAAGACCAGCACAAACAAGAAATAGGCGACCTTAAGGAGCAGCTTGATCTACTCAGCAACCAACTGCTCACCGTCTGCGCCGAACAAGGCTTAGATGGTCTTAAGACCAATGCTGGTACTGTGTCCCGGCGTGTTCAATCCCGCTACTGGACGAGTGACTGGCCGTCTATGTACCAGTTCATCAAAGACCATGATGCCATGTACCTGTTGGAGCAGCGCATCCATAACAACCATATGAAACAGTTCCTTGAGGAGAACCCGGACACGCTCCCCATCGGACTGCAAGCAGAACGTAAATTCGTAATACAAGTCCGCAAACCTACGAGGAAGTAACATGAGCAAAGCTACAAACGTCACGATCTTTAAGGAAACCGGTGCAGTCAGCACCCAGAAGCGTGAGCTTAGCGACTTCGCTAAGTCCATGTTCAAGACCACCACCAACCGCCGTATTCAGACTAACACCAACGGCACCTTCAAGCGCATCGTCAACGGTGAGCAGGTCGGCAACGCCGTACGCGGCGAGCTTAACGTCATTATCATCAATTCGCTGCAGGAAGTGTCGCGTATTTATTACGCCGAGAAGTTTGATCCCAACAAGGAAGCTACGCTGCCTAATTGCTGGTCTAACCGTGGCGACAAGCCCGAAGCCGCCGCAAAGGACCCGCAGCATAGTAACTGTGCGGATTGCCCGCAAAACGTTAAAGGTTCGGGTGAGAACGGCGGCAAGGCTTGCCGCTACCAGCGCCGTGTTGCCGTCTTGCTTGCGGATGATCCGTCAGGTGACGTGTACCAGTTTAATATCCCCGCCAAGTCTCTGTTTGGCAAGGGCACCGGTAACTCGCATCCGTTCGAGAGCTATACCAAGTTCCTTAGCTCTAACGGCGAAGGCATTGACAACGTGGTGACCAATATCAGCTTCGACTCCAACGCTGACACTATGGAGCTGCTGTTTGCCCCGGTGCGTAATATCAGCGACGAAGAGCACGAACTGGTCCGCGCTGCTCAGGCCAAGCCCGAAACCAAGATGTACACGGCGATCACAGTGGCTCAGGCTGACGGCGTTAAGAAGCAGCCCGCCGCTGCTGAAGAAAAGCCCAAGGCTAAGGTTACCCGCAGTGATGAACCGGATGAAAGCGACGAACCGGTTAAGCGCGGCAACAAGAAGTCTGCGGACGCCGCTCCTGCTGGGAAGAAGTCATTGTCTGATGTGGTCGACGCTTGGGGCGCTGACGATTAACCATGAGCCACAGCTACAGCGTTAGGGTTGCTAACCTAAACAAAAAAGCCGACAGGCGGCATCTTGGCGTGCGGCTAGGCAGGGTGTGCATTAAGCGCGATATCCCTGTGTCCCTAGTTGCCGCCAAGATGGGCGTTAGTAGACAGACGATCTACAACTGGTTCTGTGGGTTCAGTACTCCTAACGCAGCCGTATCCGGCCATATCGCAAAGTTCCTCGCTATTCTTGGCAACTAACACATGTCCAACTTTGATCTCCTTAGCGCCGTACAACCGGACGGCGGCTGGTTTGCCGTCGTAGGGATCAAGGACAAAAGCGTAGTACAAAAGTTTGCAGAGACCAGAGAAGAAGTAGACGACATAGCTGCGGACTTTGCGGAGCAGCGCCGTAATGTGTTCTTCGGTGTTGCCAAGTATAAGACAGACGACAACCGCAGGAAAGACAACGTACAGAGCCTCAAGGCTTTTTGGTTGGACATAGATTGCGGGGAGGCCAAGGCCCGGGTTGACGAGAAGACCGGTAGGCCCGATGGCTACATAGACCAGCTTGCTGGGCTGCAAGCTCTAAAAGGTTTTTGTGAGCTTGTCGGTTTACCTGAACCGATCATCGTCAACTCGGGTCGCGGCCTGCACGTATACTGGCCGCTTACGGAAGCCGTATCCCGCGAGCAGTGGGAGCCCGTAGCCGAAAGGCTACAGCAGCTTTGCGATACCCATAAACTTTATGTCGACCCAGCGGTCTTCGAAGTTGCGCGCATACTGCGCATCCCCGGCACCTTGAATTTCAAGGATGACCCTCCTATCGAAGTGACAGTTCTCGTTGAGAACGAGCCTGTTGGGTACGAATACTTTAAACAACTGCTCGGCGTAAAAGAAGTTGTACCCGCGACAGCGCCGCCAAAACGCGAGCTTAGCGAATATGCGAAGTCCATGCAGGCTAATAACCTGCATAAGTTTGCCAAGATTATGCGCCGCAGCGCGAAGGGCGAAGGCTGCCAGCAGCTATTAGACTGCTACCAGAACCGGGAAACCTTGTCAGAAGTTCGCTGGTTCGACGCCTTATCTGTGGCCAAGTTTTGCGTCGACAAAGACACGGCTATACACAAGTTGTCGGAAGGGTACCCAGACTATAACCCTGACCGCACTGAAGCCAAGATCAGGCACATACTAGGTCCGCATACCTGTCGGGAGTTTGCCAAGAACAATGCTGGCGGGTGCGACGGCTGCCCGTCCAAAGACAAGATCACCAGCCCTATCGTGCTGGGCAAAGAGATAGCCGAGGCCAAGGAAGAAGTAGTAGTTCAAGCCGATGCGGTAGCGTATAAAATCCCTAAGTACCCGGAGCCGTTCTTTCGCGGTGCGAATGGGGGTGTTTACCGCAGGCCGTACAAGGAAGAAGCCGAAGATATCTTCGTCTACAGGAACGACATATACGTGTCTAAGCGTATGTGGGACCCGAACCAAGGTGACGTTGTAGTTGTTAAGTTGCACCTGCGGAAAGACGGCGTACGTACCTTCATAATCCCAAACAGAAATATCGCGGACCCTACGGAGCT